TTTACAATAAAGACAAGCCTTCTTATATTACTGGCACTCACTACATGTACTTGCAGTGGTCCAAAATTGATGTTGGGGCAGCAGACTTTAGGGAATCAAACAGATTATTCTTTATATTCTGGGAAGCTTGTAAAGCAGATGTACGGTGTTACGGAATGTGTTATCTTAAAAACCGACGGTCAGGTTTCTCTTTCATGGCATCAGGCGAGACGGTTAATCAGGCAACAATATCCACAGATTCACGATTTGGCATTTTATCAAAGTCCGGGCCAGACGCCAAAAAAATGTTTACTGATAAGGTTGTCCCCATCTCAGTCAACTATCCTTTCTTCTTCAAACCAATCCAGGACGGTATGGACAGGCCGAAGACGGAACTTGCGTACAGGGTACCCGCGTCAAAATTTACCAGAAAAAAGCTTGATACCAATGAGAAGCTACAAGAAATCACAGGGCTCGATACAACGATCGACTGGAAAAACACCGGGGACAACTCGTACGACGGTGAAAAATTAAAACTATTGGTCCACGATGAAAGTGGTAAATGGGAAAGACCTACAAACATATTAAATAACTGGAGAGTTACAAAAACTTGTTTAAGATTAGGTTCAAAAATTATAGGTAAGTGTATGATGGGTAGTACATCAAACGCTTTAGATAAAGGTGGTGAGAACTTTAAAAAACTATACTATGACTCCGACGCAACAAAAAGAAATGCAAATGGACAGACTCGTTCGGGACTCTATAGCTTGTTCATTCCTATGGAATGGAACTACGAGGGATACATTGATTCTTATGGATTTCCTGTATTTGAAACGCCAAAAAAACCAGTTGAAGGTCCTGATGGATCGCCTATAAGACAAGGTGTAATTGAGTACTGGAATAATGAAGTTGAAGGATTAAAAGGAGATCAAGATGGTTTAAATGAATACTATCGTCAGTTTCCAAGAACAGAGCAACACGCTTTTAGAGATGAAGCAAAGCAATCTCTGTTTAACTTAACAAAGATATACGAACAAATAGATTATAACGAAGACCTTAGAAATACATCGATAATAACCACTGGAAGTTTTATGTGGGAAAACGGTATAAAAGACACTAAGGTAATATTTGTACCAAATAAAAACGGTAGGTTCAATGTTAGCTGGGTGCCTCCTGTTCATATGCAAAACAGGGTTGTAGTAAAAGGTAATACGAAATATCCAGGTAACGAGCACTGTGGTGCTTTCGGATGTGATAGCTATGATATATCAGGTACGGTTGACAAAAGAGGTTCTAACGGAGCATTGCATGGTTTAACTAAGTTTAGTATGGAAGATGTTCCACCTAATAGATTCTTTTTAGAGTATATAGCTAGACCTCAAACTGCTGAGATATTTTTTGAAGATGTATTGATGGCTTGCATATTTTACGGTATGCCATTACTTGCGGAAAATAACAAACCTAGATTACTGTATCATTTTAAAAGAAGAGGTTATAGAGGCTTTTCAATGAACAGACCTGATAAAAGATTAAACAAATTATCTGTAACTGAAAGAGAAATAGGTGGTATACCAAACTCCAGTGAAGATATAAAGCAAGCACACGCTGCGGCTATAGAATCATACATAGAAACTTGTGTTGGACGAACAGAAGCCGGTTATGGAGATATGTACTTTCAAAGAACATTAGAAGACTGGGGTAAATTTAATATAAACAATAGAACAAAACACGATGCTTCTATAAGTTCAGGATTAGCAATAATGGCTTGTAACAAAAACTTATATTCACCGGTTAGTCCAGTGCAAAAAAAGGTTTACGATTTAGGAATTAAAAGATATGACAATAGAGGTTCTACGTCTAAAATATTAAGATAAATGAAAATACAAACAAATACCGATAGTTCTTTCCCTAACCAGGTTGTTAGCGACGAAGTAAAAGCTAGTTACGATTACGGCTTGCAAGTCTCTAGAGCTATTGAACAAGAGTGGTTCAATCAAGGAAGAGGTAATGGTAATAGATACTTAAATAATTGGAATAGCTTTCACTCATTACGGTTATACGCAAGAGGAGAGCAATCAATACAAAAGTACAAAGATGAACTATCTATAAACGGTGATTTATCTTATCTTAATTTAGATTGGAAACCAATACCGGTTATATCAAAGTTTGTTGATATTGTTGTAAACGGAATGTCAAACAAATCATATGATATAAATGCTTTTGCTCAAGATCCATTTTCTGTAAAAAGCAGAACTGATTACGCAGCAGCTGTTGAAAAAGATATGAATACCAAAAAAGCTTTGTTAAACATAAAACAAAACTTAGGTATGGATTTCTCAACAACAGGAGATTTAGAAAGCTTACCTGAAAACAGAGAAGAATTAGATATACATTTACAGATGACTCCTAAGCAAAACGTAGAGATTGCGGAAGAGGAAGTTATAAATAATGTATTGGCTTTTAATAAGTACGAGCAAACCAAAAAACGTGTAGCTCACGATTTAACCACTATAGGTATTGGGGCTGTTAAAACATCATTTAACAAAGCCGAAGGTATAGTTACTGATTATGTTGATCCAGCTAATATGATTTATTCATATACAGAAGATCCAAACTTTGAAGATATATATTATGTAGGTGAAGTAAAATCTATATCATTAGCGGAACTTAAAAAACAATTCCCGTCATTATCAGCTTCAGAATTAGAGAAGATACAAGATATGCCAGGTAACTCACAGTATGTAACAAACTGGGGTAACTACGACGCTAATACCATACAAGTTTTATATTTTGAATACAAAACATATTCAGATCAAGTATTTAAAATAAAGAAAACAGATCAAGGATTAGAAAAGACGTTAGAAAAACCTGACACATTTAATCCTCCAGCTAATGATAACTTTGAAAGAATATCTAGAACAATAGAGGTATTATACACTGGCGCAAAAGTATTAGGTACAAACATAATGCTAGAATGGAAGTTGGCTGAAAATATGACCAGACCAACAGCTGATACTACAAAAGTAATGATGAATTACTGTATATCAGCACCTAGAATGTATAAGGGACGTATAGAGTCTATAGTTAGTAAAATTACTAGCTTTGCTGATATGATTCAAATAACGCACCTTAAATTACAACAAGTGATGTCTAGGATAGTACCAGATGGTGTATTCTTAGATATGGATGGTTTAGCGGAGGTTGACTTGGGTAATGGCACAACATACAATCCAGCTGAAGCATTGAATATGTACTTCCAAACAGGTTCTGTTGTAGGTAGATCACTTACGCAAGATGGTGAATTGAATAGAGGTAAAGTACCTGTGCAAGAATTATCATCTTCAAGCGGTCAAGCAAAAATACAAAGTTTAATTGGTACATACCAATATTACTTGCAAATGATAAGAGATGTTACCGGATTAAATGAAGCTAGAGATGGTAGTGCACCTAATAAAGATTCTTTAGTGGGGTTACAAAAAATGGCAGCTAACGCTTCTAACATTGCAACTAAACACGTATTAGATTCTTTACTTTACTTAACTGTTAGAACTTGTGAAAATATCAGTTTAAAAGTAGCCGACGTTATTGAAAATCCTTTAACGGAAAACGCTTTAACAAACGCTATAAGTACATTTAATACAAAAACTCTTGAAGAGTTAATGAATTTACAGCTGCATGACTTTGGTATTTATTTAGAACTTGAACCAGAGGAAGAAGAAAAAGCTTTACTAGAACAAAACATACAAGTAGCTTTACAAACACAAGCAATTGCTTTATCTGATGCAATTGATATCAGACAAATAAAAAACATAAAGTTAGCTAATCAATTCTTAAAGCTTAGACAAAAGCAGAAAATAAAAAGAGAGCAAGAACAGCAACAAGCTAATATTCAAGCACAAGCGCAGGCAAACGCTGAGGCATCTGAAAAAGCTGCAATGGCTGAGGTGCAAAAACAACAAGCACTTACTCAAGAAAAGGTAAGTATAGAACAAGCAAAGTCACAGTTTGAAATACAAAGAATGCAAACTGAAGCTCAAATAAAAAGAGAGTTGATGGCTGAAGAATTTAACTTCAACATGCAATTAGCACAGGTAAGAGCAAACGCAGAGGGGAATAAAGAAAAAGAAATTGAAGATAGAAAAGATAAAAGAATAAAAATGCAGGGATCCCAGCAGTCTGAGTTAATACAACAAAGACAAACAGAGGGATTACCTAAAAACTTTGAATCATCAGGAAACGATGTGTTAGGTGGATTCGGAATAGAAGAGTTTGGGCCTAGCTAATAAACAATTATTTAATTATATTATATTATGTCAGAAGTAAAACAAGAAGGGGATTTTAAAATTAAATCCAAAAAAACAAGTCCTAAAAAATTAGGCAATCAATCTAACGAACCTATAAAGGTTAACATAGATGAAGTAAAAGAACCAGTAGCCGAGGAAGTTGCTAAGGTGGTAATACCAGAAGTTAAAGAAGAGGCTATTGAAGAACCTGTTGTAGTTGTTAACGATACACCAGAAGTAGTTGAAGAAGATGGTATTATAGAAATTGTAGACGAAGAGCCTACTCAAGAACCTGAAAAAGTTATTGAACAACAATCTCAACCAGTAGCAGAACAAAGAGTATTACCAGAAAACATAGACAAACTTGTTACTTTTATGGAAGAGACAGGTGGATCAGTGGAAGACTACGTTAGATTAAACGCAGACTACTCAAATGTTGATGATAAAACACTATTAAAAGAATATTACAAACAAACAAAACCTTATCTAGAATCAGATGACGTTAGCTTACTATTAGAAGACTACGATTATGATGAAGACATAGATGAGGAAAAAGATATACGCAAAAAGAAACTTGCGTTTAAAGAAGAAGTTGCAAAAGCAAAAGGCTTTTTAGAAAACACCAAGAGTAAATATTACGACGAAATCAAGTTGAGACCCGGCGTTACTCAGGAACAACAAAAAGCAACAGAGTTTTTCAACCGATATCAAGAAGATCAGAGAATAGCTGAGCAACAGCATTCGGACTTTAAATCAAAAACAAATGATTACTTTACTAATGAATTCAAAGGTTTTGACTTCAATGTAGGTAAAAAGAAGTTTAGATATGGTTTACAAGATCCTAATAAAGTTGCAGAGAACCAATCAAGCATTAACAATTTCGTAGGAAAGTTTCTTGACGAAAGCGGTAATATAAAAGATACGAAAGGTTATCACAAGGCTATTTACATCGCTTCAAATGCTGACAAGATTATTAATCATTTTTATGAACAAGGAAGAACAGATGCTACTAAAGAAATAGTTAGCAATTCTAAAAATCCAAGTACAGAGCCAAGGCAAACTAGTTCTAGTGAGTTCGTGAACGGAATAAAAGTTAAGTCAATAAGCGGTTATGATTCTTCTAAACTTAGAATTAAAACAAAAAAATTTAACTAAAAAAATTAAAAAATTATGGCAAATGTAAGCCCAGCGTTTGGAAGCTTAATCCCAACGCAAAAAAAGCAAGCCTTAGAAGGCAATTATTTAAACTTTACTGATGGTACGAATGATTTCGCACAACAGTACTTACCAGAAATCTATGAAGCTGAAGTAGAGCGTTATGGAAACAGAACCTTAGGTGGTTTCTTAAGAATGGTAGGAGCTGAAATGCCAATGACTTCTGATCAAGTAGTATGGTCTGAGCAAAATAGATTACACATTTCTTACGAGAATGTAATAGCAACTGCAGCTGGAGCTGTTGGAGCTAAAGTATCTACTTTAACTATTCCTGTTGGTGGAGCTGGTGCAACTCTTATTGAGAATGTTGTATCTCCTGGTTCTACAATCGTAGTAATGAATCCAGCAACTGGAGCAGAATTAAACTGTTACGTTGTTGCTTCTGGAGCTACTCCTGGAAGTGCACTAGGTGCTGGTGTATTAACTGTTGCTCCTTATTCGCAAGAAGCTTTAGATGGAACTGGAGCTGGAGCTGCTGAAGTAGATTTAGTAACTGGTGGACCAAACCTTAAAATCTTTGTATACGGATCTGAGTACGGAAAAGGAACTGGAGATGCTAACAGAATTTCTGTAACGCCTTCTTTCACTCAATACTCTAACTCTCCTATTATCATTAAAGACAAGTACGCAATCAATGGATCTGACACTGCTCAGATTGGATGGGTTGAAGTAGCTACTGAGTCTGGTCAAGGAGGTTTCTTATGGTATTTAAAAGCTGAATCTGAAACAAGATTACGTTTTGAAGACTACCTAGAAATGTCTATGGTAGAAGGTGAATTAAAATCTGGAAGTTCAACTACGACTGCTAAAGGTACTGAAGGTCTTTTTGCTGCTGTTAAAAGCCGTGGAAATGTATTAGTAGACTTTACTGCAGCAACTGGTTTAGCTCAGTTTGATTCAATTCTTAAAAACTTAGATACTCAAGGAGCTATCGAAGAAAACATGTTATTCTTAAATAGAGAAACTTCTCTAGACTTTGATGATATGTTAGCTGGAGTTGGACAACAAGCTGGAACAGCTGCTTACAACGGTGGTAGTTCTTTTGGTGTATTCGAAAATTCTGAAGAAATGGCATTGAACTTAGGTTTCTCTGGATTCAGAAGAGGTTCTTATGACTTCTACAAGACTGACTGGAAATACTTAAACGATGCTTCTACTCGTGGAGGTGTTGCTGATGCTGGAATCGAAGGAGTATTA